TTACTTGTCAAAAATGGCTATTGCATCGTGTTTTTTCTGAGTATATAAATGGCTGTAAGTGCCCATCGTTTCAGTGATTTGAGCATGTCTCATGAGTGACTGTAAAACGAAAATATCTACACCATTATTTGCAAGATAAGATGCATAAGAATGTCTTAACGCGTGAATGTTATAATGGGGGAAAGCTTTTTGGAATTTCTTTTGAACATGACTATAATGTTTGGGAGCCATTCCTCCGAAAATAAAATAACTACGTTCATCAAAATATTTGTTTAACTCTTTTTCACGTTGGTGTCGTTCAGTTAACATTGTATTGATGAATTTAGGTAAAGGAACAATATCCTCTGAACTATCTGTTTTTGGTCTTGGATATATAGTTCTATTAGAGATGTCCATTGTTTTATTTATGGATATCTCTTTTTTGTATTTATTGTAGTCTGTCCAAACAAGCGCCATAGCTTCGCCAATCCTCAAACCTGTATAAAACATTAATGTAAATAACTCTCTGTAATCTTGCTCTTCAATATCTTTGATTCTTTCTTCAAATTCTTCACGCATCATAAACTTAGGTTTTGGCTTTACACGCGGAATAGGTTTAATTGATATTGTTGGATCTGTACGTAATCCAAAGTATTTTTTAGCATAATTAATTACAACTTTAAAACCTGACCAAATTGTACGAGCAGAATTTGTTGACGCTACATTCTCTATTAGATATTTACGAAACTCTTGGCATTGATTTTGTGTTATCTTATTCATTTTTATGTGCCCAAACTTAGCTTTAAAGTGTTTATGATATTCATTTTGCTTGCGTCGTTTTGTTTTAGGTCTCAAATCGCTATTTTCTAAATAGTGATGAAAAACATAATCAAAAGTTTTTGAATCGCTATATCCTTCGTTTACGTCATTCAAAAAAATAGCCTCTGCTCTCTTAGCTTCACGCTTAGTTGAAAAACCGCGTTGCATCTTACGTTTGTTATTACCGTATACATCTTTATATCTAATAGAAAAATACCATTTACCTGTATTATCATCCTTATATACTGGCATTTTGCTTCTCCCTCCTCAAAATTGGCAAAAAAATAATAAGGGTAGGCGGGCTACCCGAAATTTTATTGTTGAATCACTTCGCTATTTTGACGTTTGAAATTGTCGAAATCATTTTGTGCTTTCTTCCATGAATTATAGTCTTGTCCGTCTTGTACTGCCCATGAACCACCTATACCGGCAGTATGGCCACCATTCTGACGTTTGTTTTCTTCTGTTGCTCTTTTAGCTTCTTGATAAGCGTTATAAGATGTGTCACTTGAAAACTCATCTTTCACTGGTGCATTGTTGTTTTTATTAGAAGTGGGATTATTTTGTGTTTGATTTTGTTTAGGTGCGTTATTAGTTTGTTGATGATCATTAACATTTGTGTTGTTATCGTTGTTTACTTGATTATTGTTATCGTTTTGATTAGCATTTTCTTTTTTCACTTCTGCTTTGTCTTTAGTTTCTTTCTTTTTGTCTTTGTTCTCTTTCTTTGTTTCCGCTTTCTTGCTTTCCTCTTTCTTATCGCCGTCGTTGCTACCACATGCACCTAATACTAACGCGCTAGCTAAAATTAAATATAATAATCTTTTCATGTTTTACACTCCTTTATTTGCTATTTGTTTTAATAAATCTATGACTTCGTTGTTTTGCTCGATAATTCTATTATTTTGCTTTATTAGTTCGTCTCGTTGAGCTATAGAGACAAAGTTTTGTTTTAATTGCGTATCGTAGAATACGAATTTAGCTTGTTTATCTACGTTTGTTGTGAATGTACCTAAACCGTTGTAGACTTTCAATAGTGTAGGGTTAATATTTTGCTTTTGATATGCGTAAGTCGTAACGTCGGTAGCTTCTTTAATACCTTGTCCGTTTAAACTTTTAGCTGATTTTGATTCGTATTCTTCGTTAGTGTTTTTAAAATTTTCAGATTTATAAAGTTGGATATCAAGTTCTTTTCCTTCTTTAAAATCATTTAATATCTTTCTTTTTTCATCTGTTGTCATTTTTTTATACATGTCAATCTTTCTATTGCTTAACTTACTAAACATTTTTGTTTCTGTTAGAATTTCTTTAAAAGTTAATTTATCTCCTGCCATTTTCAATTTCTCCTTCATTTGGTTTATATTAAAGCGCCACATAGACGCTATTAATCAAAAATTCGATAGTTATAAATAACTTTGCCTATCACTTCGATTTCATCAATAGAATCTAAATCGTAAGAATTAGTTTTAAATTCATCTGAATAGCTTACTGGGTCTAAATGTAGTTTTGTTTCAGTACGTCTCACACGTTTAACTGTATATTCACCACCTAGACGCAATACAAGGATGTCGTTGCTGTTAAGTTTATGATCACAAGACTTTCTATAATCATGGACAATTATATAAGAACCGTTAGCGAGTATTTTATTCATGCTATCTCCGTTTATTTTTAGTGCTATACATTCGCTAGGTTTACGACCGTTAAAAGCAAATGGTGGAACTTTTAATTTTTCATTTTCAATTGCAACTTCTTCGAAATTTCCAGCAGAAACTTTACCGAAATATGGAACCTCGATTTCGCTATCAAATTCGGGTAAAACAATTTCTTCAATTTCTCCTAAGAGATAACCTTTAGAAACATTGAACAAACTTGAAATTTTTTCGACCATACCCATTCTAGGTTCAGTTCTTCCGCTTTCCCACATTCTTATAGTACCTTCGGAAACATCTAATTTTCTAGCCATCTCAACTTTAGACAATCTATTGTTCAATCTGATTTCTTTTATGGAATTTTTGAAAGCCATTTTGTTTTCCTTCCTTATATATAATGTTTTTTACACTTTTATTATACTATGAAAAATCGTAATTGCAACCCTTAAAATACGATTTACGAAAATAAAAATACGTAAAATTCTAAAATAATTACGAAAAACACTTGAAATCGTATTTAAATTACGATATACTTTAGTCAGAACTTAACAAGGAGGTTAAAAAATGAACTACATCAAACAAAGTCTGAAATTAGATGAATGGCGAAAACGAAAAGGTTATACCCAGTCGTCTTTTGCTGAAAAACTTGGCATTTCACCATCTACTTATAACATTTGGGAAAATAACCCAGAAATGATTAAACCTAGAGATGCTTTTAGAATTGCCAAAACATTAAATATCTCTATTGATGAGATTATTTTTTTAAAAGATGAATCGTATTTTAAATACGTTTTAGTCGAAGGGAAACAAATGTCTTAAAAGGAGGAATGAACGATGCAAGCATTACAAACATTTAATTTTAAAGAGCTACCAGTAAGAACAGTGGAAATTGAAAACGAACCTTATTTTGTAGGAAAAGATATTGCTGAGATTTTAGGGTATGCAAGGACAGACAATGCCATCAGAAATCATGTTGATAGCGAGGACAAGCTGACGCACCAATTTAGTGCATCAGGTCAAAACAGAAATATGATCATTATCAACGAATCAGGATTATACAGTTTAATCTTCGATGCTTCTAAACAAAGTAAAAACGAAAACATTAGAGAAACCGCTCGGAAATTCAAACGATGGGTAACATCAGATGTCCTACCAGCTATTCGAAAACACGGTATATACGCAACAGACAATGTAATTGAACAAACATTAAAAGATCCAGACTACATCATTACAGTGTTGACTGAGTATAAGAAAGAAAAAGAGCAAAACTTACTTTTACAACAAGAAATCGGAGAACTAAAACCCAAAGCAGACTATGTAGATGAAATCTTAAAGTCAACTGGCACATTAGCCACAACTCAAATCGCGGCAGACTACGGTATATCAGCACAAAAGTTAAACAAACTACTACACGAAGCTAGACTACAACGAAAAGTAAATAAACAGTGGGTGCTTTACTCAGAACACATGGGCAAGAGTTACACAGATTCAGACACTATAACAATTGTGCGTTCTGATGGCAGAGAAGACACAGTTTTACAAACTAGATGGACACAAAAAGGCAGATTGAAAATACATGAAATCATGACTGAATTCGGTTATGAAGCTAATTTAGGGGGAGTGTAAATGACACCAGAACAAAAAGAAAAGCTAAACAATATAGTATTAACACTTTATGCAGTTAAAGAAAACAAAAGTCAAACATACACACACAAAGATACTCTTACTGTGACATATGCAGGCGAGATTGAGCACACTTACGAAGTCGACAGAGAGAAACACCTTGAATCAATGATTGAGTGGGCAATTGACCAAATCGAACAGCACTTTGATTTAGACGAAGAAGAATAACACACAATTGAACAAACAACTTAATAGGAGGAATTACAAATGAACGCACTATACAAAACAACCCTCCTCACCACAATGGCAGTTGTGACGTGGAAGGTTTGGAAGATTGAACGAAATACGAGAAAGCCTGTAATCAATCGGAATGATTTTAGTAAAGAGTCTACAGCAGAAACGATTGAGCGACACAGTGATCCTGATTCAGGAATAAAACTACTTAAGGCATTTTCCGACTTCACTAAACAAGCTGAAAAGCAAAAACCTACACTAGGAGAAGTTTATAGACGGAACAAACCTGAATTACCAACCGTTACTTTAGACGAAAACGGACTGTTTATAAATGATTTTAGGGTGCCTTATGTACTTGAGGAAGGGGTTAACGTAAAGAAATCTATGAACAACCTATATAAGGTCAGTTTGGACTTTTTCGCTAAAAGTATTATTGCAGATAATTACGAAGCAGATAACCCAGAGAATCAACAGTTATTTTAAAGGAGGAAAAGATATGATGAAAAATAGTTTGCAAGCTAAAGAACTTGCGGTAATTTTATCTGTTTCAAAATCCAAAGCAGGACAAATAATAAGAGAACTGAATAAAGAGCTTGAAGACGAAGGGTACATTGCGATACGAGGCAGAATACCAGTCCAATTAGCTAGGAAAAAATTCCCTTATCACGACTTATCAGACGAGAGAATAATGGAGGAGTTGAAAAAAGAAAATGAGTAACATTTATAAAAGCTATCTATTAGCAGTATTATGCTTCACAGTCTTAGCAATTGTACTCATGCCGTTTCTATACTTCACTACAGCGTGGTCAATTGCAGGATTCGCAAGTATAGGGACATTCATATTTTATAAAGAATACTTTTATGGGGTGGATGATTAAATGACTTGGTTTGAAGAATACGTTAAACCTAGTGTGGAATGGGAAAGAAAGGCAGAACAAGCTGTTTTAAGTGATGATGAAGTTAAAACGATCACTGAATATAGAAAGAAGTACAACAACCCGCATATTTACATGTCGGCTCAGAACAGAAATTATCTTGTTGAATATTTAGATAGACATACTGGAGACATAGTATTACACAATTTAAAACTTAAGAAATCATCCAGAAGAAGAGTGCATCAATATTTAATGGTCGGCCAAATAGTAGTGCCGGGCGAACCAAAAGGCACAATTTATGAAGCATCTCTGATAATAAGATAAAAAAACTGCTACTTGCGCCAACAAGTAACAGAGACAAACGATTAGCAAAATTAATTCACGTTCAATATAAAACGAAAAACGGAGGAAGTCAAGATGTATTACGAAATAGGCGATGTATGTCAGAAGGTAATTAATGTAGACGGATTTGATTTTAAATTAGCAGTTAAGAAGAAGGACCACAGCATTCTGGTGAATATCTTAGATTTAGAAGATAAGTTTATCGACGGCATAAACATAACTAATGAGAACGATCTATACACAGCATTAGACATATTAAATCAATCTATTTACGAATGGATTGAAGAAAACGCAGATGATTATGACAGACTAATTAACTTAGTCATGAAATGGTAGGAGGTTGCTATGAAGCAGACTGTAACTTATATCATTCGTCATAGGGATATGCCAATTTATATAACTAACAAACCAACTGATAACAATTCAGATATTAGTTACTCCACAAATAGAAATAGAGCTAGGGAGTTTAACGGTATGGAAGAAGCGAGTATCAATATGGATTATCACAAAGCAATCAAGAAAACAGTGACAGAAACAATTGAGTACGAGGAGGTAGAACATGACTGAACAAACTAATCAAGATGTCGATATTTTAACGCAACTAGATGTAAAAGACATCAGCAAACAAAATGCAAACAAGTTTTATAAATTTGCGATATACGGCAAGTTCGGGACTGGTAAAACTACGTTTTTAACAAAAGATAACAATGCCTTAGTACTAGATATAAATGAGGACGGAACAACGGTAACAGAAGATGGGGCAGTTGTGCAGATTAAGAATTATAAGCATTTTAGTGCAGTGGTTAAAATGTTGCCTAAAATTATTGAACAACTAAGAGAAAACGGAAAACAAATTGATGTTGTAGTGATTGAAACAATCCAAAAGCTACGTGATATCACTATGGACGACATCATGGACGGAAAATTAAAGAAACCAACATTTAATGAATGGGGCGAGTGTGCTTCACGCATTGTAAGTATTTATCGTTATATTTCTAAATTACAAGAACATTATCAATTCCATCTTGCTATAAGTGGACACGAGGGAATTAACAAAGACAAAGATGATGAGGGTAGCACTATCAATCCAACAATCACGATAGAGGCACAAGATCAAATAAAAAAAGCGGTCATCAGTCAATCTGATGTGTTAGCAAGAATGACAATAGAAGAACATGAGCAAGACGGCGAAAAAGCTTATCAATATGTTCTTAACGCTGAACCATCAAACTTATTCGAGACAAAGATAAGACACTCAAGCAACATTAAAATTAACAACAAACGTTTCATTAATCCAAGTATTAACGACGTAGTACAAGCAATCAGAAATGGAAACTAATAAAAAAACTAAAAAGGACGGTATTTAATTATGAAAATCACAGGACAAGCGCAATTTACTAAAGAAACAAATCAAGAAAAGTTTTATAACGGCTCAGCAGGGTTTCAAGCTGGAGAATTCACAGTGAAAGTTAAAAATATTGAATTCAATGATAGAGAAAATAGATATTTCACAATCGTATTTGAAAATGATGAAGGCAAACAATATAAACATAATCAATTTGTACCGCCGTATAAATATGATTTCCAAGAAAAACAATTGATTGAATTAGTTACTCGATTAGGTATTAAGTTAAATCTTCCTAGCTTAGATTTTGATACCAATGATCTTATTGGTAAGTTTTGTCACTTGGTATTGAAATGGAAATTCAATGAAGATGAAGGTAAGTATTTTACGGATTTTTCATTTATTAAACCTTACAAAAAGGGCGATGATGTTGTTAACAAACCTATTCCAAAGACAGATAAGCAAAAAGCTGAAGAAAATAACGGGGCACAACAACAAACATCAATGTCTCAACAAAGCAATCCATTTGGAAGCAGTGGCCAATTTGGATATGACGACCAAGATTTAGCGTTTTAAGGTGTGGTTTAAATGCAATACATTACAAGATACCAGAAAGACAATGACGGCACTTATTCCGTCGTTGCTACTGGTGTTGAACTTGAACAAAGTCACATTGACTTACTAGAAAACGGATATCCACTAAAAGCAGAAGTAGAGGTTCCGGATAATAAAAAACTATCTATAGAACAACGCAAAAAAATATTCGCAATGTGTAGAGATATAGAACTTCACTGGGGAGAACCAGTGGAATCAACTAGAAAATTATTACAAACAGAATTGGAAATTATGAAAGGTTATGAAGAAATCAGTCTGCGCGACTGTTCTATGAAAGTTGCAAGGGAGTTAATAGAACTGATTATAGCGTTTATGTTTCATCATCAAATACCTATGAGTGTAGAAACGAGTAAGTTGTTAAGCGAAGATAAAGCGTTATTATATTGGGCTACAATCAACCGCAACTGTGTAATATGCGGAAAGCCTCACGCTGACCTAGCTCATTATGAAGCAGTCGGCAGAGGAATGAACAGAAACAAGATGAATCACTATGACAAACATGTATTAGCGTTATGTCGCGAACATCATAACGAACAACATGCGATTGGCGTTAAGTCGTTTGATGATAAATATCACTTGCATGACTCGTGGCTAAAAGTTGATGAGAGGCTTAATAAAATGCTGAAAGGAAGAGAATAATGGTTAAATCGATATTTTTACAAGATGGAGAAGAAATTTTTGTTGATGATGAAGATTATGAGAGAGTTAATCAATATATTTGGACAAAATCTTATGTAGATAACGTTAGAAGAATTCACACAAAGACACTCAACGTTAGCTTAAGTGGATTTGTATTAGAAAATGGTTTTCAAAAAATAAAAAATAATGATTTTACCAAAAACAACATCACTTCAATTGGTTATCAACAACGATGGGCAAGGCCTACAAGAAATACTTCGAGTATCTATAAAGGTGTTTATTTAAATCGAAAAACAAAAAAATGGTCTGCTGTAATAAAAATTGATAGCAAATCTAAATATTTAGGTAGTTTTGTTAATGAATGGGAGGCAGCTAAAGCATACAACAGCGCAGTAGATAAATATTGGGACGGACAAGGTTATAAGAATCATAAAAATCAAAATGACTCTATATTTGAATATGAATACAAAACTTACAAAGACCAAAAACGTCGTAGAAGAGGAAAAAGTAAGTTCAAAGGAGTCTATTTAACTCAAAGTGGTTATGTAGCGCAAATAACTTATAAAAGAAAGACATATCATATTGGATGGTCAAAAAATATTTATGAGACTGCTCTCATGTTTAATAAAATTAATTTTTATTTACATGGTTCAGACGTAATCCTTAATGACGTACCTATGACAGATGAACTTAAAGAATTCATATCTAACTGGGAAATACCGGACAAAATAAAAGCGCTGAAAGGAGAAGACAATGGGAGAAGTATCGTGGATAAAACTTAAAGTTGGCATGTTTGATGACAGCAAAATCAAATATATCGAAGCTTTACCTGAAAGAGATACGATCATAACTATTTGGGTTAAGTTGCTAACTTTATCAGGAAAGTACAACGAACAAGGTTACATTATGCTATCTGAAAATTTGCCGTACAACGAAGAAATGTTAGCAAATGAGTTTAGCCGACCTATCAACTCGATAAGGTTAGCAATACAAACTTTTGAGACATTAGGCATGATTGAAAAAGTTAACGGTGTCATAAAAGTGACAAACTGGGAAAAGCACCAAAACATCGAAGGACTCGAGAAAATCAGGGCGCAGAACAGGTTGAGGAAACAAAAGCAACGAGAAAACAACAGAAAATTGCTAAATGGTCACGTGACGTCACGTGACAGTCACGCAACAGAAGAAGATAAAGAATTAGATAAAGAATTAGAAAGAGATAAAGAAAAAGATATAGATAAGAACTTAAGTTCAATTAATAGCGCAACTGACGTTACGCATGAGCAATTTGAGGAATGGTGGAAACTTTACGACAAGAACAAAGATAAGAAGATGTCTTTTACTAAATTCAAATCATGCTTAAAGAAACATTCTTTTGAACAAATCATGCAAGGCACTCGAGAGTATTTAAAAACTATTACAGACAAACAATATCAAAAGTACCCCAAAACATTCTTAACTAATGAAAGCTATATGAATGATTATAGCGAAGAGATTAAAGAAACTGGCATAGATCAATTGGAACGTATGAAGTACGACGAAAGTTATTGGGATTAGGGGGACATTATGAAACCACTATTCAGCGAAAAGATAAACGAAAGCTTGAAAAAATATCAACCTACTCATGTCGAAAAGGGATTGAAATGTAAGAGGTGTGGCAGTGAATACGACTTATATAAGTTCGCTCCTACTAAAAAACACCCGAATGGTTACGAGTATAAAGATGGTTGCAAGTGTGAAATTTATGAGGAATATAAGCGAAACAAGCAACGGAAGATAAACAACATATTCAATCAATCAAATGTTAATCCGTCATTAAGAGATGCAACGGTTAACAACTATAAGCCACAAAATGAAAAACAAGTAAAAGCTAAACAAACAGCAATAGAGTATGTACAGGGTTTCTCTACAAAAGAACCAAAATCATTAATATTGCAAGGTTCATATGGAACTGGTAAAAGCCACCTAGCATACGCTATCGCAAAAGCAGTCAAATCTAAAGGGCATACAGTTGCTTTTATGCACATACCAATGTTGATGGATCGTATCAAAGCGACATACAACAAAAATGCAGTTGAAACTACAGACGAGCTAGTCAGATTGCTAAGTGATATTGATTTACTTGTACTAGATGATATGGGTGTAGAAAACACAGAGCACACTTTAAATAAACTTTTCAGCATTGTTGATAACAGAGTAGGTAAAAACAACATCTTTACAACTAACTTTAGTGATAAAGAACTAAATCAAAATATGAACTGGCAACGTATCAATTCAAGAATGAAACACAATGCGAGAAAAGTAAGAGTAATCGGAGACGATTTCAGGGAGCGAGATGCATGGTAACCAAAGAATTTTTAAAAACTAAACTTGAGTGTTCAGATATGTACGCTCAGAAACTCATAGACGAGGCACAGGGCGATGAAAATAGGTTGTACGACCTATTTATCCAAAAACTTGCAGAACGTCATACACGCCCCGCTATCGTCGAATATTAAGGAGTGTTAAAAATGCCGAAAGAAAAATATTACTTATACCGAGAAGATGGCACGGAAGATATCAAAGTCATCAAGTATAAAGACAACGCAAATGAAGTTTATTCGCTTACAGGAGCCCATTTCAGCGACGAAAAGAAAATTATGACTGATAGTGACCTAAAACGATTCAAAGGCGCTCACGGGCTTCTATATGAGCAAGAACTAGGGTTACAAGCAACGATATTTGATATTTAGAGGTGGCACAATGAGTAAATACAACGCTAAGAAAGTTGAGTACAAAGGAATTGTATTTGATAGCAAAGTAGAGTGCGAATATTACCAATATTTAGAAAGTAATATGAATGGCACTAACTATGATCGTATCGAAATACAACCGAAATTTGAATTACAACCTAAATTCGGGAAACAAAGACCGATTACGTATATAGCCGATTTCTCTTTGTGGAAGGAAGGGAAACTGGTTGAAGTTATAGACGTTAAAGGTAAGGCGACTGAAGTTGCCAACATCAAAGCGAAGATATTCAGATATCAGTATAAAGATGTGAATTTAACATGGATATGTAAAGCGCCTAAATACACAGGTCAAGAATGGATGGTATATGAGGACTTAGTGAAAGTCAGACGTAAAAGAAAAAGAGAAATGAAGTGATTTAATGCAACAACAACAAGCATATATAAACGCAACGATTGATATAAGGATATCTACAGAAGTTGAATATCAGCATTTTGATGATGTGGATAAAGAAAAAGAAACGCTAGCAGATTACTTATATAACAATCCGAACGAAATACTAGAGTATGACAATTTAAAAATTAGAAATGTAAATGTAGAGGTGGAATAAATGGGCAGTGTTGTAATCATTAATAATAAACCATATAAATTTAACAATTTTGAAAAAGAAATAATGGCAAAGCGTGGGATAAATGCTGGAATTGTTTCTAAACGTGTAAGAGGTTGTTGGGAGTTTTCAGAAGCTTTAGACGCGCCTTATGGCATGCATCTAAAAGAATATAGAGAAATGAAACAAATGGAAAAAATTAAACAAGCGAGACTCGAACGTGAATTGGAAAGAGAGCGAAAGAAAGAGGCAGAGCTACGTAAGAAGAAACCGCATTTGTTTAATGTACCTCAAAAACATTCACGTGATCCGTACTGGTTCGATGTCACTTTTAACCAAATGTTTAAGAAATGGCAGGAAGCATAAATGCCTAAAACCGATAGCGCACGTAAAGAATACTTAAAACATTTTTTCGGCTCTAAGAGATATCTGTATCAGGATAACGAACGAGTGGCACATATCCATGTAGTAAATGGCACTTATTACTTTCACGGTCATATCGTGCCAGGTTGGCAAGGTGTGAAAAAGACATTTGATACAGCGGAAGAGCTTGAAACATATATAAAGCAAAGTGATTTGGAATATGAGGAACAGAAGCAACTAACTTTATTTTAAAAGGGCGGAAACAATGAAAATCAAAATTGAAAAAGAAATGAATTTACCTGAACTTATCCAATGGGCTTGGGATAACCCCAAGTTATCAGGTAATAAAAGATTCTATTCAAATGATGTTGAGCGCAACTGTTTTGTGACTTTTCATGTTGATAGCATCTTATGTAATGTGACTGGATATGTATCAATTAACGATAAATTTACTGTTCAAGAGGAGATATAACAATGAAAATCAAAGTTAAAAAAGAAATGAGATTAGATGAATTAATTAAATGGGCGCGAGAAAATCCGGATCTATCACAAGGAAAAATATTTTTTTCAACAGGATTTAGTGATGGATTCGTTCGTTTTCATCCAAATACAAATAAGTGTTCGACGTCAAGTTTTATTCCAATTGATATCCCCTTCATAGTTGATATTGAAAAAGAAGTAACGGAAGAGACTAAGTTTGATAGGTTGTTAGAGGTATATGAGATTCAAGAAGGAGTCTATAAATCCGCATTACACAAAGGTATCAGTTTGAACGAACGTTTTGAAGACGACAATATTTTTCCTACTAAAGCATTCTATATCTTAAACGACGACCTAACTATGACGTTAATCTGGAAAGATGGGGAGTTGCTAGTATGATGTTGAAATTTAAAGCTTGGGATAAAGATAAAAAAGTTATGAGTATTATTGACGAAATCGATTTTAATAGTGGGTACATTTTGATTTCAACAGGTTATAAAAGTTTCAATGAAGTAAAACTATTACAATACACAGGATTTAAAGATGTGCACGGTGTGGAGATTTATGAAGGGGATATTGTTCAAGATTGTTATTCGAGAGAAGTAAGTTTTATCGAGTTTAAAGAAGGAGCCTTTTATATAACTTTTAGCAATGTAACTGAATTACTAAGTGAAAATGACGATATTATTGAAATTGTTGGAAATATTTTTGAAAATGAGATGCTATTGGAGGTTATGAGATAACGTTCACCTTATCAGATGAACAATATAAAAATCTTTGTACTAACTCTAACAAGTTATTAGATAAACTTCACAAAGCATTAAAAGATCGTGAAGAGTACAAGAAGCAACGAGATGAGCTTATTGGGGATATAGCGAAGTTACGAGATTGTAACAAAGAACTGGAGAAGAAAGCAAGCGCATGGGATAGGTATTGCAAGAGCGTTGAAAAAGATTTAATAAACGAATTCGGTAACGATGATGAAAGAGTTAAATTCGGAATGGAATTAAACAATAAAATTTTTATGGAGGATGACACAAATGAATAATCGCGAAAAAATCGAACAGTCCGTTATTAGTGCTAGTGCGTATAACGGTAATGACACAGAGGGATTGCTAAAAGAGATTGAGGACGTGTATAAGAAAGCACAAGCGTTTGATGAAATACTTGAGGGAATGACAAATGCTATTCAACATTCAGTTAAAGAAGGTATTGAACTTGATGAAGCAGTAGGGATTATGACGGGGCAAGTGGTCTATAAATATGAGGAGGAGCAGGAAAATGAAGAAATTTAATGTTCAAATCACATATACCGGCATGATTGAAGAGACTATCGAGGCTGAAAGTTTAGAAGAAGCAGAATTTGAGGCGGATGTTACTGCGAGATTGGAAGCACCATTTGATTGTGATGAGTATGAAATTAATGTAGAGGAGGAGCAGGAAAATGACTAACACATTAACAATTGATCAGTTACAAGAGTTATTACAAATACAAAAGGACTTTGACGATAGAATACCAACACTAAATTTACGAGATAGCAAGATTGCGTATGTGGTTGAATTCTTTGAATGGTTTAACACATTGGAAACGTTCAAGAATTGGAAGAAGAAACCAGGTAAACCGTTAGACGTACAGCTAGACGAGTTAGCAGACATGTTAGCGTTTGGATTGAGTATTGCTAATCAACAAGCAGATAACATGGAAGAAATTTCGGGTTATTTAGATGACGGAGATTTTAACGACTATATAGAACGAGTTGAAATCGATTTTAACGATAGTGATGTAGTAGATGAATTTATGTCAACTATAGATGAAATGTATGAAAGTCCATATAGTAGCAACTTATTTTTACCGTTTGCATTAGCGAACAACTACTACACTATCGATCAACTCATTGACGCATACAAAAAGAAAATGAAAAGGAACCACGAAAGACAAGATGGAACAGCAGACGCAGGAAAAGGATACGTGTAA